TCATCACCTTCATTGAATCTTACAGGCTGACTTGGACGAAACATAAGATAGTATTCTACTTGATCTTTGTCCATTGACTGATAAGATTTGACAATAAACTTTGCGTCAATCTTTGTCTTATTGGTATTTTCATAAGTCATACCTTCAGCAAGAGAACGTGTAATTCCATGTTCATCTGTAAAGAAGTCGTCATGAAAATGATCGTAGATATAACAAGTCTTGGAAGCAATACTGTTATCCCAAGTTTCTTCCATCAAAAAGTCAGATTCTTCTTTATAAATTTGACCTAAAGTTTTCGCATTATTTGTTTTGGCGTTAGCGATTCGCCGTGCTGTCTGTAAGCTTGGCATCACCAACACCTCCTTCAAACATCTGCTTAATGTAATTGTGACTATCTAAAATAGCCCTACGAAATGTCATGTAATCAAACTCATCGGATGTAACTTCGTCATAAGCAGCTTGCAAAGTAGCCATTAATGTGACCATAATTCCATTGTTATTAAATAGAGTCTTTGTTCCACTAAATTTAAACATGACATTCTGGAAAAATATAAGAAAAGCTTCATCATTCTCAAATATTTTTTCTTCTATTCGATTATCCTTGTAAAGTAATAACTTATGGACATCGTTGTGCATTGCATGTGCAGCTTCTTTAATTTGTCTTTTAGTGAACGAACCATATATATATTCCATAGTTATTCACCTCGCACATATGAATTATTAATATATCCATGACTTGCAAGTTTTCTACTAAATTCATGCTGTAATGTATCCAATCTACTTTGCATATCTTTATATGGATTCTGCATGTTTTTTTCTTCTTTTGTTCCTAAAGCTCTAGCAGTAAATTTTGCAGAGTCAACCTGTGGTTTTAACCATTCAATTGTCATTCCAAGAGTGAACAATCCTATAACATATTCTTTATCTGCAAAATCGCTAACAGGATATTGCATCTCAAATTCAATCTGTTGGATTTCATCATCCATATTAAATGAAGCGAATTTTCTAATAACTCGTTCATCACCTGCAACCATGCGTAAACGTTCAGTCAATGTTTCATTAAGATCATTTTCGTCAAGAGAGAGTTCTTTTATATCTGAAATACGTCCTCTTGTTCGTGAAAAAATTGTTTCATATGGAAGCGTCATTGTGAGCCTCCTTTACTACATATTCAATTTTAAAAGTAACTCTGTTCCAAAAATAGAATCAAGTTTCTGAATTCTCTTAACAGAATCAAGTGTTCCGTCATCAACCATACTTGTTGCAATAGTTTTTAATGCTTCCTGTGCTCCAATTGGAAGAGAATAGATTGCTTTTTCCATTTGCGAAGGAGTCATCTTTAAAATATCTCTTAAATCATTTGTCGAGTGAAGAGTAGAATATAAATCATCAAGTTCTGGATGTAATGCAATGAAATCTGCATCCTGCACAACAAAACGAGGTTTAAACATCATCTTGTCACCCTTCCTTGCTGCATAATCCAAATCTCTAAATTCAATTTCCTGAACGTCATCAATATCTGCAAATGTATATAAAGTATCTGATTTAAGTCCAACATAAAATAATTCTCCTGCGGTAAGAGACACACATGGAATCATTTCTGTTAGCTCAAACTTCTTTTTTTCTGATTTCTTTTCAGCCACATCAGTATTAGTATTTTCTACTGCTTTTGTGGTTGTCTTTTTTGTATATGCCATTTATTTTTTCCTTTCTATCCAATATAAAAAGAGTGGCTAGATAATCTAACCACTCAATTTTATTTATTACTCAAGAGTCCACTGACCAAAGTACTGTGGTAATACTACCTCAACACCCATTTCTCTCTGAACTTCATATTTCTGGAAGTCATCAGCGTGTTCACCCTTCTGAGTACCAGACTCATAAATCTGAGTTTCGCCCTTATCTGTAAACCACACGAACTGTTCCTGATTCTTTGCAAAGATAAGTAGTCTCTTATCGTCAATAAGTCTCTTTGTTACATCATTGAAAGCAAATCTCTGAGGAATCTCAATGAGTTCTGTTCCCTCATATGTACCAAGGCGACCTGTCTTAGCAACATCCTCCTTCTGAGATAAACTTCTCCAATCAACTTCTGTAAGACCATTAAGTTTCTTTAATGCAGTCTTTGTACCCATAATAACAACTTCTGCGCTATTGGCTGTTCCAATATCCTCAAGAAGTGTATCAAATTTGTCTTTTGTAGAAGCAGATAAAGCACCTGTTTTTACAAACTGAGAGTTGTTAGGTAACTTAGCAGCAGCTCCATAAATTCCTGTATAGCAAAGTTCCTGAACCTTATATACAAATGCTTCTGCAATCTTATCTGTCAGCTCTGTAAAATCAATACGTCCAAGTAAAATAAGATCAATATCCTTACCAATCTTTACACCATACTTCTTAGTATGAATCTTGTGTGCTGTACCTTCATTTAAGTACTGTAAAGTCAGATCATGATGGTCGCCACTGATTTCAGCAACAGCAAGCATAACCTTTTCTCTTGACCAGAACTCTTCCTCGTCACCAAGTTTAACATTTCTCATATCTACAAAATCATTAAACCACTCAGATTCCTTAAATGCTGTATCTACCTTAAAATCAATATCAGACTCAAGTAACTCATATACTTCTGTGTGATGAAGCTCTAAAGCTCTTTCACGTCTCTTGTTGGATCTAAGATCATCTTCAGTAAGGTCACATACTTCCATAATAATTTTACGGATTGCCTTGTTTGCTTCGTGCTTAGAAACCTTTCTCTGGTTTCCGTCATCATCGTACTCATAAATATCAATTCCGTGATTTAAATTGTATGTAAGCTTCTTAAAATTTTCATACTTATCAGCATCTTCAAAAACTTTTCTTAAATGTTCTGTACTAAATCTCATCATTATTCTATATCCTCCTTTCTATTACGCACCAATTTTTAATTTTCCACTAGAAATCGTTGTGATTTCAGCTCCAACTGTAGGTGAGCCATCAAAGTTGTCCTCTGTAAGCCAATAACGATCCTGTGAATGAAGCATGTATCCACGAACTGCACCGTCTGCTGGATCGTTATAGAAATTAGAAGCAAGTGCGAGTGAACGAGGACTCTCGACATTGTTGAGGGGTTTCTGATAGATAACACCAACTCCCTTTGGATCTCTAATTACAACAAGGTATCTTCCTGACGCATCCTTTATTGCGATATAAGCATCAATTTCAGTTGCAGCTTCCATCTCCCAATTATCAAGAGAAGTCATTTTACCTGGTTTGAAATGATATCCGTTAGGTGTATCTTCTGTGATCTTTACGGATAAAATGTGCTCACCATAATCCTGAGCAAGTAAATTACCAATTTCCATCTGTGGAAATTTTGTAGCAGCATATTTAATAGCCATTATGTTTTCCTCCTTAAATTTTGTTTTTTTGCAATAAAAAAAGAACGCATAAAGCGTTCTGTACGAAATGAAGTTATATTCAGTTTTTAATCAAATAAATTGCCATAGTTTTTCTTAGGCTTTGATTTCTTATTCATATTTGTAAGTATCTTAACTGAATTTGTGTTTTTCTTTGTGTCAACAGAAGAGAAGTTCGCATGTGCAGACATATAATCTGAATGCATAACCTTTACCTTTGTTTCAAAGTCTTCTACGGAATAATTATCCATAGTCTTTACTAATTCGGCAAAATCAGCATTCACATAATTTCCATCTGAATCTTTCTCTGTAAGAACAGAATAATTATCAGCATTGATAATAGCTTCTTTCTGTGCATGAAGTTCATTCTTTTCTGCTGTCTCCTTAAACTCTTTGAGTGCAGCGTAATTTGAACGCATATCCTCAATAGAAAGCTTCTCTGATTCAGTAAGTAACATAGCAAACATTTCAATTCTTTCACCAGATAATGAAATATTATCACCATCTTTTTCATAGGACTGTTTATAATACTTGTCGCTGTCCCAATCCTCCATAATGAAATAATTTTCATAAACCTGAGATACGTAACACCATTCTGAATCATTTCTGTATACAGAGCACAAATTATTTAACGCATATCTGATTTCATCAAATGAAATTTCAAATAACTTATTAAATAACTCATTTTTTGAAATATTTTTTCCTTCATTCCCATTTGGATCAGAAGCTCCTTCGCCATCACCTTCTCCGTCATTGGAAGGCTCACCAGATTCTCCGTTACCTGAATTGTCTCCTTCTGAATTGCCATCATCGAACATCTCAGCGAATTTTGCTTCAAGTTCCTCATCTGACATTTCTGTATAGTCGAATGTTACATCTTCAGCAGTCTTACCATATTTGGCAAGTAACTCTTCAAATTTTGTCATTTTGTTATTTGTTCCTCCTTCCTTTGATTGTGTTTGAACAGGAGTCTGTTCTTTATTGAAATTAGAAAGTGTCTTATTAAGATTTTCTAAGAGTTCAATCAATTTTTCATTTTTGTCAAATTTAACTGAATTGTTATTTACACTGAAATCAGCAATATCAGCACGAGAACCTTCCATACCTTCTTGAATTTCTGTACCATCATCGTGACTTCCCAACAAAGTCGAAGCGTTTACATAGAAATCATTTAATTCAAGATATTTCTCCTTGGCGTTGTAAGAGAGTTCATCAATGAAAAGCTCGCAACTATTTTTTGAACCTTGTTTTGCACGAATAATTTCACAAGCCTTTGTGTATTCTTCACTTATATAAGCATAAGCACATACATAATCTTTATCTAAGTTATCATCATGTTCCCAAAATGCAGGTTCAGATGAGAAAGAACCAACTTGAGATTCAATATATTTCAGTTCTTCTTTACCTTTTTCGTCTTTAACAATTTCCATCTCATGACCTTCAAAATCCCAACTGCCATCGTCAAGCTGATGGATTGCAGCTAACACAGGTCTGTCAGCAATTGTATTCATTGCTTTCTCAGCAGCATCCTTTGATACATAACTCTTATTTCTGTTAAGTCCTGTATGAAAAATTCTGAATTTAAGACGCATCATTCCACGATGATTTTCGTCTACGGTATCGTCTAGCTCAAAAGTAGTAGGTACTTTTAAAGCCAACTGATAGCCAGTATCTTTAGAACTGAATTTTGCAAATTTCTGCTCTTGACAGAATTTTAGTAAATCATCTTCAGTTAAAATTTTCTTTTTAATAACCTTTGGCATCTACTTAATCTTTTCCTCCTTTCTGACATAATAAAAGTCGCCCAAGGAAGACGACTAAAATGTAAGCATACTTGTATACTTTAATTTATTTATATCTATATTTTCTGAAAACCGAAGAGTATCAGTATTCAAAAATACATAAATACCATTAGAATTTTGCACCTGTTGATATCCTAATTGAGATAAGAGAGTAGCAGTAGGTGCATCTTGCGTTTGTATAAATTTTTGATTCATTCCATCAACTCCTATTTATCATTTAAATTCTCATCTCTTGTACGAAGTCCCGCATCTGTAAGTTCCGAATCATCCTTCTCTTGACCACCGCCTTTATCATTACCTGTCTGAGTATAAGTGCTAGATAGTGGCTTGAATTTTGAACTAAGCTGCAAACAGTCTTCTTCCAAAAAGTTCATAGATAACGTATCTTTTTCAGACACACCATTTAGTGTGTTATAAAGAATTTTGTTTGGCAATCCATTGGTACATGATTCCAAGATTGATTTTCTAAAGTCATCTTTCTGATAAATAGAGACATCAAAGAATTTAATTTTACAAGGTTCAGATATCCAACTAGATAAAAGTCGATTTACAATCGCTTGAATCTGTGGAATAAGAGTTGAAATAGAAAATGTAGAATCTGCAAGTACGCCATATTTAAAAGCAGTAGAGTTAGAAGCGGAGTTTAGATTTAATATCTGAGCACCACCAGCCGTATTGAGAATTTCTTTTGTAGCTTTTTCAACCTTTGTAACATCACCTGTTGCATCATCTGGAAAACTAATTTCATGTAATTCACCAGGAACAATAGCAGCGGAAATATAAGGAGGTAATGCTTCTTCAAGCATACGATTGAAATACTGAATCATTATATCTGGATTTACAGCCCAATCATCTACATCATTACCCATAGTTTTCATTTCAAGCCATACTAATTTATAAATATTAGCTGCTTGTTGAACTGCTTGATAATCAGAAGCGTCCATAAGATCAATTAATGATAAAAATATAGGTGTAAGCACGGGAACGATGGTTTCCCAGTCTTCAGACCTAAATTTAATACATACATTATATTCTTCGGGAATTAGCTGATATTTTTCATTTGTACTCTGATATGTATTCCACATACTATTAAATGGTTCGCCCCAATATTCAAGAAGTTCCTGATGACTACGGAAATAACTCATATCCATAGCTCCTGCAAATGAACCATCAGGAAACATACCTGCTATTTTCATATAATCTGGATCTAATGGAAGAACAAACATTCCTTGTCCCTCTGTATAGTAAGCACATCCATAAAATACATCTTCTCTTAAAGTGATAGACGCAGCTTTACGAAATTCATAATTCAATCCTAGAGTGTCAACTATATCAACTGTTTCTTGATACTTTTGTAATGTGGATTGCACATCATTTTCGCCTGAGATTATAAATGGAGGAACTATATTACGAATTGTAAGATCAATCTGATTTGCATAATATTTACAAAGACGATAATAGATTTCTGAACGATAATAAAGATAACGAGATAAGCTTCGTAGATTCTTTTCATTAGAAGAGATATTCTTTATGTATGTTTTTACATCTTCCTTTGAGTAGTTACTGATTGACGTATATCTGGATGATTTCTGAATATCTCGAAGACTTGTAATTGCACTTGTTGCATCTTCATAACG